TACTTCTGTAGAATTTAGTAAAGATTGAGCTCCAACAATATCTTTATAGTACTTAGACGCGTAATCTAAAGGAAACACTCCATGTCTTGGAAGATGAGTTCCTGTTCCTTGCACTCCTACTTGCGTAAGAGTGTTTATTCCATTATTATATATTCTCGTATTTTCTATGAGTCCAGGAATTAGGTTGCTTCCTGGCACTACTTGAAAAGAGTTTCCGGTTTCTATTTTAGGATTAGATAAGTTTAATCCAATCTGCTTATTTAAAAATATAGTTCCTCTTTTAGGGTCTTTCATGAATTTTTTAATCCTTTCTTTATCTACTTTGCTTGATATAGTAAAAGTTTGAGTTCCTATATTAAAATCTATGTCTCCTCCTCTAATAGGGAAATCAGAATTTCCTGTGCTAGTTGGTCTAAAAATAGGATTTGTATTTCCTGGACCAGCTAGCGTTATTAAATTAGTAGGCGGCATTTTAGTCTGAATATAAGGAAGCCCTGAAGATCCACCGCCAGGTTGATCATTTCCATATTTCAGGCTTTTTAAATTAGTTTTTAGATCTATTAAGGGCATTTGTTTTTATTAATATTTTCTACTTTGTTGGAATTTTTCCTGTTGAGGTTTCTTCTTGGGGAGTTTGCGATACGCTATCTACAACAACTGTTTGTAGTGTTTTACCATTAGCATTAAAGTTAATAGTTGTAGTTCCTCCAGAAGGTCTTCCCATTTTTGTTGATGGCGCAGTCTGTGTTGTTCCTCCTCCTCCACCACCGATTCCTGCTTTTTCTGTTGCCGCGGTCATACTTAAATCTCCGCCTAAAGATCTTATATTATCTCCAGCTCCTCCTAAAAATCCTTGAATACTTGCGGCTTTTTGATCAGATATCGCTCCAAAAAAATCTAAAACATTTACTATGCCACCTGCAATAGAAGCAATTATATCGACTATTTGTGCAAATACATCTCTTATAGACATAATTGCTGCTCTAATATTTTCTGGTTTTGAAAGATAATTCATAAATCCTTCAATTTTTTCTATTATTCCACTTTTTTCTACAAAATCAGATATAGACTGTTTTATTTTTTCTATAAAACCTGCAATTTTTTCTTGAAGACTTGCATTAACTAAATTTTGATAATTTTCTTCTCCCATGGCTTCTGATAAAGCCTTTTGATTCTTATATTTAGCTAAACCTAATTTAAGTTGTTCTCTTGCGTTATCTGTGTCTTTTGCTCCAAGTATAGATAACATCTCTTGTTTCTTTAACATATCACCCATTTGATCTCTACTCATTCCCATAGCGCCTGCAAAAGCGTCTTGCTGAATTCTATTCATTTTCAAGAAATCAGCCGTAGACCCAACTTGCTTATTTATTTCAGCAGCAGCTCCTGCAAGATCATTGTCTAAGAATAATTCTCTAGCTTTTGCAAGATTGATTTCTTTACCTGTCAATAGTTGAGCTTCGAATTCTTTAGATATTGATGATTCAAAATCTAAAAAGGAATCAGCCATTGCATCGACTTGTTTTAATTCCATACCCATAGCTTTAACAGTCAATAAAGACTTAGTTAACTGAGCTGGATACTTTGCAAACTGGAGTCCTAAAACTCCGCCAAGACTTGAAGCTTCCTTTAATATTTGTTTATTTTCGAATTGTATTCCTGTAGCTTGTTTTAGACCTTTTACTTGAGCGAATACTGACTTTACTATAGACTCATTAGATTTTCCGTTTATTATAGAGGACTCAGTTATAGAAGCAATAGTGTCTGCTTCTACTCCTGCAATATCTTTTAACTTTATATTTGTTGCTAAATTTTGAGTAGAGATTTGATTAGTCACTCCTAGAAGACCAACCATTTCAGTTTGTGCTTCTACTAGTTTTTGTGTATTTACAAAAAGATCTCCGTTTGCTACGTTTACTGACGCAAATTCCATTTTAAGCTGTCTAGCCTCTTCGGTAGACATATTCATCGCTCTTGCAAACTTAACAGTCTTGTCTTGAATTCCTGTAATATAATCGAAAACTGATTTAAGTCCTGATACTAATCCTCCTATAGCTCCGCCTAGTATAGGAATTAAAGTTAGAGGATCAGAAAAAGCTTCTTTTATTCCTCCTCCTGCTGCTTTAGCTAGACCGCCTAATTTATCGCCAAAAGAAAGTTTTTTATTTTGCAATTCCAATTGTCGAGCTTTTACTACCATATCTTCATAGTAATCTGCTCCTAATCCTAACTTATCCGCAAATAATTTAAAAGTTTTTCCTGTAAATCCAATAGAATCACCTATCTTTTTTTCTGTAACTAACTGTTCTTTTAATCTTCCTTCTGTCTCTTCATAAAGTTGATCAGACTTTTTTGCTTGTGCATAAGATAATTGATCTATATTTAAAGTAGCGCTTTTTAATTCTATTTGTCGCTCTATACTTTGTATAGCAGATGATAATAGCGTAACTTGAGCTGCGTTTCCATTTTTTTGAGCTTCTATAAGCTCTTTTTCTTTTTTAGATCTTACATTTATTGCACCTAAATACCGGTCTGATTCTCTTTTTTGGCTATCACTTAGTTTTTCTTGTAAATCTGCTAATTTTTGAGTAGTAGTGAATCTATTTATTTGATTCTCTTTTATTTGTTTTTCTACATCTTTAATATTAATAGTAGTTTTATTTATACTACTAAGTTTTGCTCCTAGCTTATCATACGATTTTATAGATTTTTCTAGTTCTCTTACGCTATCTTTTAATAGATTATTATAATCTCCTTGAATCTTTAAAGCTTCTTTTAAAGCTAATATCGTATCTTTAGCTTCGACTTTATTTTGAGGTGTTCCGCCTTGAGGAGTATTTTGTAAAAGTGCCATTTAGTTTATCTATAAAGATAAATATTTACTTCTTAGATTTTACTTTAGAAACAAAGTCGTAATCTTTAGAAACTTGTTTTACGTGTTCTGGTATTTTAAATTTAGACATGTCTGTGCTTTCAGTCACCTTTTGTTGGTTCTGATCTCGCATCTGTTGTACATGCTTTAAGTACTCGTTTATCTTCTTAAGGTTAAACCTACGGTGGTGAACCGGCATATTCCACACCTCGAAGTAACCGAAGCCTCCGCCACCATGATAGGTAAGCTCGAAGACTTCGGTCATAAACTCCTTTCTATAGTCCGCTCCCGGGAAAAAAGAATTCCGCTCCCATCGGCATATCAGTCTTTATCTCTGTTCCATCTTTAAGAGTAAATTGGACTGCTGTATCGATGTCTGGTGTGACTTGGGATATGTATTTTCTTAACTCTATAGAATCTCTAGATAGTAAGTATCCACCATCTATAAAGTCTCTGATAGTTTTAATTGATAAGTCACCATTTACTGAAGTAATTTGATGCTTTAGTCTTGTGCTAAGAAGTCCTTGATCTTGTCCTAAAGACTTTTTAACTCCTTTGATTTCTTCATCTATTTTTTTGTCATCGCCTACCGTAAGTACTTTAAAAGTCACTTCTGTTTTTGAGTGAGGAAGTACAAAAGAAAATTCGTTTTTATTTTCAAACTTAGTAAAGTCTACTTCTTTATACTTAAGATCTTGAAGATCTATTGTTACTTGCTCTTCTTCTGAAGTATTTGGATTCCTGTACTTAAATGTATAGTCTTTTCCATAAGCAAGAATTCTAGCTGCGATAAGAAGTCCATTACGATCTCCTAAGCTCATGCTTTCATATTCAATAGGAGACTTAATTAGACTTTTTAGCATCTTTTCGATAGCTAGACCTTGACGAAGAAGATTAATGTTTGTGAGGATGTCTTCTTCTTTAGCGGTCATGTATTTCATTTCAACTTCCCCAGAAGATAGTGGGTTTTCCTTTGCATAGAGTAATCCTTTTGAAGGGAGATCGATCATCTCCGTAGGAACTGTAAACTTTGATTCAGACATAAATTATTTATTTATAAATATACAGATTAAAGGTTTAAGACAAAAAAAAGACCGCGTAAAGCAGTCTTCTCTTAGTTTTTATTTTTCTATTAATAATTCAAAATACAGTAATCCATGCCTATACTCAAAGTTAATTCTGTAGGATCTGTGGTAGCCCAATCGTAAGATCCGAAAGCGGCTTCCTTAATGAATGCGCCTTTTATGATCCACTCAGATACAATATCACCAACTGGTCCTATGATAGAAAGGTTAAGATCTTTCTTGTAAAAGTCAGAATATCCATCTCTACCGGTTACAGACTCATGATGCAAGCGTACCCACTCCATAATAGCTTGTTGACCAGAAGGAGAGATAGGATTGTAAAGAGAAAGAGTCATATCCTTCCACTCTGCTTTTCCTTTAAGCTTACGATACACATTGATATGATCAAGTTTAATTTCTCCTAAGGTTACTCCTGGCGCATCCGCTTTCTTAATCATATAAGAAGGAATACCGTCTATGTACATTACAAACCTATTCGATACCGTTGGTTCGAAGGCTGTAAACATTATCTCTGAAGGATCCAATACTGGCATCTCTATTACGTTTTTGTTCTTTTATAAATATGCAGAACTTATTTTTTCTTAGCAGCCGCTGCTTTCTTTTTAGCTTCGGCTTCTTTTTTCTTTTTTTCGTCTTCTACTTTCTTTTTAGCTTCAGCTTCAGTCATTTTCTTTTTGTCTTCGGCTTTCTTTTTAGAAGCGTCTTTCATTGCTTCC